CTTAACAGACGAAAATCGTCCGCATCCTGCGCTGCCCCCGTCACCAGCCCGGTCACCAGCGCTTTCAGCGTCGCAAACTCCGCATCGAGCAGGGCATCACTGAAACTGTTCAGGGAAAAATGGACCGCCCACTCGCCCAGCTCTGTGGCACTCATCTCAGATAACATCCGCCGCCAGTCCGGACGGCGAAATTCCCGCGCCAGTTGCATCACAAACGCCAGTTCCCGGGTCAGGGCTTTTCCGGTGTCAGCGCTTCCTGGTCAGAAGTATCTTCATCCTCACCGGCATCATCCGCCACAGGGACCACCATCCCGCTGAGAGTCAGGACTCTGTCAGCCCCCAGCCCCAGCGCGTCAAAAGACCACTGCACGCGGACCTCTTCATATAAAGGCCGGGCATCTTCTTCCTTTTTGCTATCACACAGCGAACGGGACACCAGCCACGCATTGATATCCAAGCCCATCTGCATAAACGCCGCCTGCCGCTCCTGTTCCGGCAGGGTATCCGGCAGCGCATCATATTCCGCGGTGCGCTGCTGGATAAACATCAGGTAATCCACACGCTGCAGGGCAGACAGTTCACTGAGCACGGCAGAATGACCACCGTAAGTAAAGGTATCGGTTTTCAGAAACATGATTTTTTCCCTCAAAGCCCCGGAGCCGGGGCAGGAATAAGAAAATTAAGGGGCAGTGACCGTGACCGGGGCCACGGCGACCAGACTGCCGTCCGTGCTGATCCCGACGACCGTCACGCTGCCGGCCTTCACCCCTTTGACTGTGGCCACATTGTCCTTTTGCGTGACGGTGGCAAGCATGGTATCGGATGATGCGATACGCAGGGATTTGTCCGTGGCATCATCCGGTTTGACGGTAAAGGTCAGCGTGGTGGTGGCCCCGACCGCAACCGACGCATTTAACGGTGCCACGGTCACGCCGGAAACGCTGACCACGGACGGCGCGTCTTCTTCAGCAAGGAAGGGACGCCCGACACCACTGATTTTCACGGTGCGCGTCATCACTTCTTTGGCGGTAATGGTTTTACCGAGTGAACTCAGCCAGCCGCGAAAGATATCGACGGTCCCGTTGGGGTATTTGATGCGAAAGGCACGGACCTCGCCGGAGTCAAACAGCTCCACCAGCGTCTTCTGTCCGGTTTCGCCTGGTTTCCAGGCCAGTGTGGCCGTGGTGTCACCGACACTTTTCTGCCCCTGCGTGGTGCTTTTCCAGTCAGCATCTTCATCATCAAGATAATCATCATCTTCCGCATCGGCAGTCATTTCACCCGGCTGCAGATCTTTAATCCCCGCCAGGCGCAGCCAGTCATCATCGGCCAGCGGATTGTTAAACACGTCTCCGCGTCCGGTATACAGCCAGAACGTGGTCCCGGCGCCCTTGGTTTTTGCCAGTGGATTGGGTGCTTTCATTGTTTTTCCTTAGTGGGTATAGGTGATCCGGTACGTGATTTCCGCCATGCCCCACGTTGCCATGTCACTGTCACGCTGGTAGTCATAACCCAGCGGCGTTATCGTATCGATAAGGCTTTCCAGCCCGCTGACCGCCTCAAGCGCGGGGAATATTTTCTCCTCCATCCACGCATCAAGCTCCGCATCCGGGGCCTGCGCTTTCAGAAATACTGCCACATGGAGCACGGCCTGCCAGTCATCCTCATCGGTCATGGCGCCGGTATACTGGGCATCTGTCAGCCAGACAGCCAGCGCGGGAAGCTCTTCAGGTTCAATAAAGACCGGCAAACCGTCGTGCAGCATGGCAGACGATCCGGACAGGGATTCAAGTTTCGCCAGCACGGAGTGGCGAATCCGGGTATGTTTGTTCATCGGGTCAGATACAGCCTCAGTTGTTGTTTCAGCGCATACGCCAGTTGTTTAGGCATCTCCTGCTCCAGCATGCGTTTTTTCTCTGTTTCAAACGCCTGCGTCAGCGGGGTGACCAGCGGGATTTTGACGACATCGATCGGGTAGCGGTTTTTGCCGTTCACGCGGCGCATAACATGCCAGCGACCGTTCGCCAGTTGCTGAATAAAGGCATCCCGGAACAGATACGGGCCGATTTTCAGCACGCTGCCACGGCGCAGGAGTTTTCCGCCGCGACGGGACAGCCTGACCTGGGCAGTACCGAGTTTGATGGCGGGCAGGTTGCCGCGGTTAACACGGATACGGGCATAGTTTTTTCCCGTTGCGCTCGCTTTCCAGAGCCTGACGCGCTGTTTCACCAGCCGGAAAGGGATCCCTTTTTTCTGGTTATCGCCCGCCAAAGCCTCTTTCGCCACACGGTGCGTGGCGGCAGATACCGCCGAGGCAGCCACGCGGTTGACTGCCCAGGCGCACGCCTGAGGCACCATACGCGTGTCCAGACTGTTCAGGTTACGAATGGCATTTTCCAGCCCCTTCAGAGACATGATTTACTCCAGTGAAATCTGGTACTTTCCGTTGACTCGCTGCCATCGGGTGACGGTAAAATCCTGCCCCCGCCAGAGCACGGCCTGCTTTCTGGCTGGCCTGTACTGCGGGCTGAACACAATCAGGTGAGTCCCCTCCCCGGAAAGCGCACCCAGCTCTGCCAGAAACGTAGCCTCCGCAGCGACATACTCCGCCCCGTCAATCATGACAGGCCGCCCGAAACGGGCAGCCGTTACCTCGTCCATCCGGGTGCTCAGGCGGTCAAAGGGATTAGCCATTGAGCCGCACCGGCACAACCTCATCCCCTTTTGCCGCCGGCGCCCAGGTCACGCCCACCAGCGGCAGTCCGCCAGTGGCATCCAGCTGCACCTTCCCGTCTTTCAGATACACTTTTTTCCCCGCCGCCATCACATCGGTGGCCAGTTTGGGGACCAGGAAAACGCCGTGGGCGATGCCGTCCCCGGTGGCACCTGCCGCAATATCGGTGACAGCGACGACGAACACATCGCCGGCCTGCACCAGATCGCCACGCTTTACTGCAGCGGTGGCCGTAATGGCGAGTGTGGTGCCCGCCTGCACATAATTCTTTGCCATAATGATTTTCTCCGGTCCGGTCACGAATGACCGGATTTCAGGCGTAAAAAAAGCCCTGACGGGCCATTCGGATGGTTATTTTTGGTGGTTACGCAGAACACTTCACCAGACCGCGGTGATCGACCGGCGCCACGCCGGCATCGATGCGCACTTTGGTGGTCACGCCGTCGACGCTGAAACCGTCCTGCTGATCGATATACGGTGTATCCACACCATTGAGATAAGCCACTTCAATCGTGTCAGTGCCTTTGGCGGCAGCCAGATAAAAAGTGGACTGGCTGTTATCGTCAAGACGCGGCTCGGCGATGACGGTCGCAAAATCTTTCACCGGGTTAATAATGCCGGCGTTAATGTCCGCGCCTTTCACGCTCGTGGATCTGATCACCTGGTTAGTGACGGACTCCAGTGCTGTCGGCACCAGCACAAATGCCGGGCGAATATTCAGGTGACGCTCGCCTTCTTTCTGGGTGCGCATCAGCTGGCGGGCTTTATCCAGTGATGCCACATCCATCAGCGCCCCTTCCAGCACGTTCGCGTGTTTCGCCTTATCGAACAGGTTCACGTTGTCCGTGGACATTTTCGGGTTGGCGGTCAGGATGGCATAAACCAGATCGGCAATGGTGGACTTAGCTGCCCGCCCCAGCTTCATCGGGACATCGGTCAGCATGTTCAGATCGTCGTTAATGATGGCCTGACGGGTGATACTGAACAATTCCCCGTAGGTTGCCAGAGCAATGGTGGCCTGTTTGTCCCCAGTAGTGACGTACTTATATTCCGCCCCCTCGCGCACCTGACGCAGGGCATTAAAGCCTCCCATGCCCACACGGTGTGCCGTTTTAAAGTCAGAAAGCTGGCCTTTGCGCGTCCACTGTTCGTAGGTTTCCGGGGCTTCTTCCCAGCCCTGCAGAATGGCCTTGTTCGCCACATCCAGCAGAATGTTGCCAAAATCTGAGGTGCTGTGCGTGAACGCCATCCCGACCATCTGCATCGGGTTCAGCGTCGAGACCCCCACGCCACGTTCGGTCAGTGACATGCGGGCCAGCTCGCGCATGGTCATGGCGTTATAGGGATTATCCACCTGGCAGCTTTCAAACCCCGCCCGCGCCATCAGGGAAGCGCGGATGCCGTCCCCGGCAAAGTTACCGTTGCCCGCATAGATATGGGAGAGCATCGGATTTTGTGTGTTCTGCGTACCGCCCAGCGTATTGGTGGGGGTCACTCCCCGGCCCAGCGCCTCCAGCAGTTTGTCTTTGGCCGCGTCCACATTGCAGTCCACATCCGCAATGCACTGCGCCATCAGCTCACCGTGGCGGTTGCCGAACATACCAAACACATTCTGGATCCCGCTGATACGCTGGCGCTGCTCTTCCTGAAAACGGGCGCGCAGGGTGATTTCATCCGCCCCCGGAGCAGTGGTGGCAGGTTGTGGCGCCGGTGTGGTGACGGCCACCGGCGGTGGGGTCACGATGGCCTGCGGCTCCGGCTGACTCAGTGTCCCGGCGTTGCCCTGGGGGGCAATAATCATGTTTTTAATGTTCTGTGGCATATGTTCAAATTCCTCAAGTCGTTTTGAATGCAGCTGAGCCATTGCCCGGACGGGCTGGATCACTTTGTCGGCAAAACCTTCCCGGACACACTCGGCTCCACTCATCCAGGTCTCACTGGCGAGCAGCGCGGCGATATCGTCCGGTGATTTCCCTGTTTTTTCGGCGTAAATCGGGATGATGACGCTTTCCATCTTGTCGAGCAGATCGGCATACTCACGGATATCAGAGGATTCACCGCCGGCAATACCGCGTGGGCGGTGGATCATCATCATCGCGTTTTCAGGCATGATGACGGGGTCGCCCACCATCGCGATGACTGACGCCATCGAACAGGCCACACCGTCCACATACACCACTTTTCTGGCAGGGTGATTTTTCAGCAGGTTGTAGATGGCCAGTCCGTCGAAAATACTGCCGCCAGGGGAATGAATATGCAGGTTGATCTGCGTGATACTCCCAAGGGCCACCAGCTCTTCGGCAAACCAGTGCGCCGAAATCCCCCAGCCGCCAATTTCATCGTAAATACTGATATCGGCAGCGTTATCCGCCGCCGCGCGGATGGTGTACCAGGATTCAGCGCCGCTTTCGTTCTTCCCGCGCGCGGCTGCCATCGCCCTGGGCGGACTTTTCAGGGTCCTTTTTTTCCTCTTTAACATCGGATTGCTCTCCGGTTTCATGCGCCGGATCGGTATCAAACACCAGCCCCAGCTTACGGTTTTCATCAATTTCCGCCTTGCGGCGGCGTTTCACTTCGGCAGGTGCGCCCCCTCTGGCTCTCACCCAGTCACTTTCTGTTGCGGCCCCGCCACGGATCAGCACCCGCCAGGCGTTTGCCTCTTTCACCGGATCAATCCACGGCATGACCGGTCCGGAATACACCGCATTAAACAGCGAGGACATATCCGTGCCGGCAGGCACCTCAATGGCACCGGAAGCCACCGCGGCGGCCAGCCAGCGCCGGTAGAGAGGACGGGTGAAGGCAGCAATAAAGCTGTCCTGGAGGATGCTGTACCCCTCCTGCGCCTCCACCAGCTCCTGCCGCTGGGCGCTGTAGGTGCCGTCATAATTTCTGGCGATGGAAGAGAAGCTGCCGCGCAATCCGGCGGCCACGGCCCGTAATTGCCCCATCCGGAAGGATTCCAGGCCGGCATTCGGTCGGTCAGATTTGATCATCCCGATATCCTCGCCCGGATTCAGGCCGTCGAATAACATACCGGGCTGGATTTGTGTTTCCCGGCGTTTATCCGGTGCCACATAGCCGTCGGTGCCGACATCCTGCTTTTTGATAAACATCCCGAGTGACGCGGCAATCCTTGCAGCAATGCGCTCGCTGTCCTCATACTCTTTCAAATCCATCAGACGAATGATGACAGGTGCCAGAACGGAAGCGCCGCGCGCCTGATTAAGACGCCGGGTAAAGCGCAGGTGCAGCATATTTTCCGCAGCCACCTCTTTAACGGCGACCGCCGCCACGCCCGCACCGGGCCATGACTCGCAGACCAGGTATTTCACCGGACGCCGCCACGCGTTGAAGTAAATCCCCTGCACCAGGTTGCTGGCACTGTCCGTTTTTTCCAGCGGGATATAATCCGGCTCCAGCGCTTCAAGCCAGAACGGGACGCCAGCCACGGGTGACAGTCCGCTGATTTTTCCGGTCAGTACGTGAGAAAAAACCTCTCCGTCACGCAACCAGGTACGCAGCATCAGCCTTTCCAGTACAGGACGGGTGTACTGCCCGGTCACCTCCGGCGAAACAGACCATTCCGCCCAGCACCGGCGGATTCTTTCTGCCAGCACGCTGTCAAGCGTGCCCGCTCCCGTCAGGGGCTGCGGCTCCACGATGATCCCCTTCGCGCCAATGATGCGCTCTTCCATTTTGTCCAGGGCACCAATCACCAGATCGTGATTGTTGTCAAACCACCGGGCCTGCTCGCGTAACGACTTCCCGGCCAGCTGGATTAACTGATCCCCGCTGCGATTTTCACGCTTCACCCTGTGGGTACGCGTGGGCGTGATGGCTTCATAAGCGCGGATAGCCATCCGGGAACGCAGACGGGACGCGCCCCACCCCGGTGCCAGCGCGCCAATCGCTTTATCCAGAAAATTCATGTGAACCTCGCCAGGGAATGGAGTTGTCGATCGCAGTCCATCAGCCGCAGGCGATCCTCTATCTCCTTACGCCCCCGGCGAATATCCCCGAGGCTTTCCATCGTCATTGACTGTCCGTTCAGGGTGATGGATTTCCCCTGAAGCACGGCAAGCTCCGCGTCAAAATAGGCCTGCTGAAGCTGCAGTAACTGTTCCCGGGTCATAACCATCCTCCGCCGGACACGCCGCCAAACGGCACTGCCGTGTTGTGTTGTTCTGTCATTTCGTGATTTTCACTCTCATCCGTCACAGGTTCAGGGTCGACTGCTGCTGATATGTTGCGGCTGGATTGCACAGGCTCAGGCAGGCGCGCCCAGGGCGGCGGATTATCCCAGTTGATACGCTCATAGCCGCGGATCATTACCAGGGCATGGGCATAGCAGAGTAAATCCAGCGCCTCGTTTGCGCCCTTACCGGGTTTTGTCCATTTACCGTCCATGCCGCGCTCTTCGTAGGTCAGCTCCTCAAAAAACCAGTCCCCCAGCCAGTCAGGAATATGCACGTAGTTTGCCCCCGGCTCTTTGCGGTCAAGCGCGGAGGCGATCCGGTCCTTGAGTGCATTGGTCTGCAGGAGATAGAGCGGGACTTCGCCACAGGCGCGGGCCTGTCGGTCACTGCGCCCGGTATTATTGGGGTAGCTTTTACTGAAGATTTTTGAACGGGTTTTGCTGTCTCCCTTAAAGAGATACACCCGCCCGGCAAGCCCTTCCCGCCGGCAGTGGCGCCAGAACGCATACGCGTTATCCGTGACGCCATCCTCCCCGCCGGAGTCCACCCCCATGCATAACACGCCCATTTCCTGCTCCGGATAGGCCACCAGAGGCCAGGCTCTTTCGAGTACATCCGTAATCAGCAAATGCCAGTCCTCCGGGTACGCACCAGGGTTTATCTGCAGAGCCTCACCGTTCTCGTCACAGCGCAGTGACCGGGTGATATTGAAACGGTCCACAATCCAGCGTTCACCATGACTGCCATAACCGACCACCTGCACGACAAAACGACGCTTTTTACCGCCCTGAACGTCCACAGTAGCGACAAGGAAACGGACACCGTCAGGAACCCGCCTTGGGGGAAGTTTTTCTGCGCGGGCTATCAGCGTTTCGGCTTTACGCTGATCGAGGGATATGCGTGGGAGATAGGGCAGTCCCCAGTCTGTTTAATAACGGCCTTCAGCGTTTCTTCGCTGCCAGTGCGCTCATATTCCTCTTCCGCGGTCAGCAGTTTATAGACCAGTTGCTGCCACGTCTGATACGCCGCAGCTGGTCCCTCCATCCAGAAGCTGGCGATACGTGATCGCCGTGCCTCCCCGCAAATCTCGCCATCTTTACTGATGAGTTGCCCTTCTTTCAGCCAGACACCGCGGTTATTCAGTTCGCGTTTTTGTTCCGGCTGTATTAATGCCAGACAATGCGGGCACTGAATACGTGCGGCCTCGCTGGCAGCCATCAGGTCCGGGTTATCGCGATAGCCCACCATGTTTTCCATCGCGGGCTGGAACCAGTCGCCGCAGTATGGACAAGGCCAGTACCACCGTCGGCGATCACCGCGGTTATATAAAGAAAGAATGCCGGTTGTGGGCGGGGCCTCATGCGGCGAAGAACGCCGCCATTTCACGTCGGTGATTTCCCGCCCGGGCGAGCTTTCCGCCAGCGTCATCCCCGCTGACATAAAGGTGGTGGTACGTTTGGACGCCAGGGAAAAGCCATCCCCCTCGCCATCGATATCCTCTGGAAAACGGTCGTAGTCGGTCAGCGCAACCCGCTTGTAATCCGAGGAAGAAAAAACGGTTATGGAAGGCCAGCCGATTTTCAGGAATGAACCATCACGAAACATTTTGTCGTGGACGTTATTATCGTTTCTCGTCGGGCTGAGCCGTTTTCTGACTTCCGGACTATGGCGAAATGTACGCGCCAGACGGGTTTTGGAGTGCTCACGGGCTTTGGTTTCGGTCATCTGGACCACCAGCATATCCGCCGGATCGCAGACAATTCCGTACACGATCCACCCGTCAATCAGCCCGAGGGTTTTACCTGTTCGCGCAGGCCCGGCAAAAATGACAGCGTCATACTCTCGCTTTGCCAGCACATTCATGGGTTCAAGCATGTAGGGTGTAAGCGTTGACTCCCAGGGCATTGACGTATTAGAGCCGTTTGGTACACGCATAAACTGCCTGACAGCATCAGCAACGGGGATTCGCCGAGGTGGACGTAGCAACTCCGCAACCTCCCGACGAATCTGGGCAACAGATGCAGCACCTGGATTATTCGTTCTCATAATTGATAACCTCATCGGCCAGAGTGTCACGAAGCTCATCAACCATACTCTGGGCTTCATCGATTTGTGCCACATTCCATCCTTTGTCACGTTCCAGCTTGTCGGGCCAGGTATCCAGCACCTGAGTAACGGCTTTAACAATGCAGGATAACTGCTCCCTCACTTCATCGCCGTGGACGAGTTGCCTGGTGGAAACCTCAAGTTTTACCCGCTCATTCTCAGACTGAAACCAGTCTTTACGGTCTTTGGGTTCCATTTTTGAGGGGTCGTGAATATCGTCAGGGTCGGCAGAAACTGGCGAACCAAAAAGTGCGGGACCAACATCCCTCAGGTTGTAAACAGGATTTCCCCGAATGGTGTTTGCTACAGGAATGTTGGCGTCAAGTAATTTGCGTTTTACGGCCTTTCTGTCCAGTGCGAAAGCCTCTGCAATTTTGGCGATGCTCCAGTTGTAAACATCCCTGATATTGCTGATGTCAGACATTCCCCACCTCGACGCACCAGCTGAAAATACACATTTCTTTGCGCAAACAATGCATTACATACTGGTCAGATGTCCTTTATTTAATGCAAATGGACAGGTGAAATTTAAATTAAACAAATAAAAACATGAAGTTATGACACATGGTGGTGTCCCAATGAAAATTCAAAAATGCGCCAAATCCCGCGCCGCTGCCGCCCCGTGGCAACCCATCTCCCCGGGAGGACCCATCAATAATAAGAGTAACTCTCGTGAGTCATGAATCTATCCAATGCAACGACAAATCACAGAGTGATTATCATTTTCGATGTATTTACGGGTAGCTTTAAAAATGAGAAGTGACTTCAGGTACGCTAAAAGCCACGTAAAACTCTTCAATTAAAATGAGAGGATTTTAGATGAAAAAACAGTATGTTATTCCTTATATGTTAAAAATAATGAATGAAAAGGGAAAGGTTGCTTTCCAACCAGCTTGGTTCCCTGAGAACGATAATCAAGAAGAAACTCTCAAGTCTCTTCTTGATTTATACCATGAAGGGAAAATAACAATGAAAGGAGGTTATTACTTCGACCTGATTTTTATACTTTAACCTAATCATCGAAAGGTATTATCGCAGGCATTCATTGAATGCCTGCTGGACATTCTCGACACTTATACTCTCAGACAAACTGTTTCCAGATGATTTTATTAAAAATGGCCTTTCCCACCTCTAGAGCCAACGCTAATACAAACATATAACCTCCAACCTCAGTCAACACATTAGAGGTAGCCCCACTAACCACTAATCCGAAACACCCTAACAACAAAAATCCGATACCAGCCCAGAAAAGACTAAAGCTATGTACAGTAATTGAATAAACCAAATCCGTTAATGCAGCCTTCAGATGAAACTTATTCATCATACAATCTCCATCGGTGTAAAAAACCCATCCACAATTGTATTCACAGGCAGGTAACGCTTTTCCATCATTTACTCTGATAATTGTGATTTGACTCTCTCACTGAGCCGTAAATGCGCTCACACGTCATTCCAGCGCGGTAACGTTCGTCAGCGATTCCAGCATATCGTTTAGCTTCTGCTGCAATATCTCCGAGCATGTTGGCGAGCATTCTGGCGTCGGCGTCGGTTGTTTTGCTTCTGACGGTAGTGGCAAGATCTGCGGTGTGCTTTGCGGCGTCCAGGCGGGTAGCGAGTTTTGTTGCTTCGGTGCGCAACTGGCTAACAGTGGCAGACAAGCCAGCAGCAGTGGCAGCAGATTTAGCGGCTTGTGTTTGTGCATCTTTTACAGCCTCATCACGGGCAATTATGCGCCCTTGTTCAATCATGCGGGCTGCGGTCTGCGCGTTCGCTGTTTGCGATGATTCCGCGCTATCACGGTCAGCCCACTTCTTTTCCCAGCCGTGATTGCTCCATACGTTTCCGGCGATGAATGCGACAGCCACCAGCAGCGAAATAGAAATGAACTGATAGCGCAGGTTCACTTGTCTATCCCCCAGCACGTCAGCGCGCTTTCCTGGTCTCGTCGCTCTACCTGTCCATAGCAGCCATTCTTCTGGCCTTTAGTCAGGCGACAATCACGGCCCCCATCTTTAATCCACCAGCGAATAGCTTCACATGCACCTTTACGGTCGCCAGCATTGATGCGCTTATAGAACGTAGACGGGAAACATTTTCCGGGGCCGATGTTATACGGGCAAAAAGAAGCAATCCCGGCTTTCTGTGGTTCACTCAGCGGAATTTTGATATTTCGCTCAACCCACGCCAGTGCTTTATCGCGCTCAATGGCGTTGTGGTAATCGCACTGACGTTGCGTCAGGAGCAAACCTTTCACGACAGGCTTACCATCAATGTGGGTCACACCCCGGCATATCGACCAGACACCGCCGTTATCACGGACGGCCACCAGCGTGTTGCCTTCACGTTCCTGCAGAAACTGATCCAGAAGCTGGGGGGCGTTTGCTCCGACAGCAATCAGCGACAGCATTGCCGCAGAGAGACCGTATTTAACTTTCGAATTTGTTGTCATTATCAGCCTCCGGTATCTCTGAGACAGCCAGCATTTTCAGCGTGCTGTCGTGATCGTTTTTCTCAAGGATGCGGGCGATTAACCTATTACGCTCTTCCATCGCCGCAACTTGTCGCGCCTGCGACTGTTCCGCTTTCTTTTTGTAGTGACGGTTCACCAGAAACGTTCCGATACCGAGAATAATGCCAATCAATGCCCCGTAATCATTCAACGTCCATTGAGCAAAAAGGCCACTGAAAAATGCCCACAGGTAGGCCAGCCAAGTCGTATGCTTTTCGAAGTTCAAATTTGATTTCCTGTGAATGGATGAAGAAAAAGCCGTACTATGCGGCTTGCCCAAAAAAAACAGCATTAATGACTCTTACGACTCTGCCTGTCAGTACGTCAGCACCAATGTTTCCCATATCTAATAGATAGCTAACTGATTAATTCTGATTATGATTTAAATTTTGATAATCAAAAAAAACAACTCCTCTTTAAGTGCAATGCTTTCGGTATAAAAGATAGATAAAAGACAAATCGCCCCGAAATTTGTACTCAGCAGCAGTAAATCCGGAGGGTAAAACAGATAAAAACTTATAAATAGTTGTAGATTATTAATCTCACTAATTAAGAAAAGGATTCATGGCATGGCTATCTCATTAAAAATGTCTCTCATTTCAGCATGTATTCTTACATCAACCTGAATCGCCACGGATAATCTAGACACTTCTGAGCCGTTGATAATACTGGTTTTCATATTCTGTCGGTGACATCTGATTGCTCGAACCATGCCGACGCTTACTGTTATAAAACATTTCGATG